AACTCTACCGCGGCGACATCTAAAACGACCGGGGGTCTAATTGTCGCGGGTGGCGTTGGTGTCAGTGGAAATGTTCATGCGGCTAAATTTATTGGTGATGGTTCAGGTCTTACCGATGTCGCCACGACATTGGAAGCGGTTACGAGTGGTTCGGGTAACACTACAACCAACCAAATAACAATTTCAAACTCTACCGCGGCGACATCTAAAACGACCGGGGGTCTAATTGTCACGGGTGGCGTTGGTGTCAGTGGAAATGTTCATGCGGCTAAATTTATTGGTGATGGTTCAGGTCTTACCGGCGTGTCACAAACCCTACACCAGGTTACGGGTGGTTCGGGTAACACCACAAGCAATAAAATTTTAATTACAAACGCCGACGACACGTCGGCATCGCCATCTGGCGCTCTTCAGGTAAGAAATGGGGGTCTCTACGTAGCTAAAAATATAAAAACCGACAAGGATTTGATTGTGACGGGGAATCTTACCGTTAATGGCACAACAAGTACATTTAATACTACAACTCTCACAGTTGAAGATAGTCTTATAACAGTCGGTAAAGGAAATACTAGTGGGACAAAAGATGTTGGTCTTATATTTGAAAAACCAAATTCAAATATAGCAATTTTTTATGATACGAGTCTTTCTAAGTTGAGAATATGTGGCTCTGACAATTTTTCGGGTGATATTGTAACGACAAATAATACAGCTATACCAGTTGAAATTACAGGTTCGTTAACGTCAAGTCAGTCAGTAACCTGCCAAACCTCTACCATCCAAAGCACCACCGATTCAGCATCCAATGGTACCGGTGCTCTTGTTGTACAAAGCGGCGGTCTTTACGTGAACAAGAAAATATACGCCGGTGATGACATTACAGCCTTTTCGGATAGGCGTAAAAAATCAAACATCACACGGATTGAAAATGCTCTTGATAAAGTGTGTCAATTGAGTGGATATACGTTTGACTATTTAGATGAACGAAAAACTGGTGTCATTGCACAAGAGGTGAAGGAAGTACTCCCAGAAGCTGTATATGGTTCGGAAGATACTTCATACTCTGTGGCGTATGGTAACCTGGCTGGTATTATCATAGAGGCGATAAAGGAACTAAAAAATGAAATACAAGAATTGAAAAATAACTAATAACATCCTTTTTACCAGGTTTCATAAATCAAACGAGGTAAAAAGTGTAAATTTACTTATCCATAGAATCGGCGAGAGCCAAAATAACAACACCCATGATAAAAGCCATCACGGCGTAATTACATTCAGTTTCTTCAAGCCCTACAGAGGACTTGGGCTTTTCCACCACGACCGTTTCCTGGGGTCGGGTGGGAGGTTCGAGTTCCTCAAGGGGACAATAACCTATCATTATTATACTTTACTTAGAGATTTATTTCCGTTTTCTTCTTTCTTCTGGTCTTCTTGGTCTTTGAGGCCTCTACATTTACCTCTTTGACATCACCCCCAGTAGATTCTCCAGAAATGGAAACAATATCCGAGATATCATCTTCTTCTACAGGTGGAAGCTTTGTGGTTGTAGACGGCATCGAAGTATTCATTGGTGGTGGTGGCATCATAATACCACCCATGAGACTTGATATATCTACACCCGGACCCTGCATTTCATATTCTCCAGTTCCACCAACTGGGGCGTCCATTGCGGGTTGATCGGGGGATCGTGTTGTATTTTGAGCAGCCGCCATCATATTCTTGACAAGATCGGGGTTTTGTTTGAGAACATCGTTCATATTTGGTAAGGCTGTCTTGAACATACTGTTTGTAAGATGGAACATCATAGCTGACCCACCCAACATCATTATAAGTTTTATTTCTGGGGCGACAGCGACCTTAGACCTATACTTAACGTAAAGTTCCTCAAATACCCCATCATAATCATCAACCGACTCCATTACATTCTCACTCCACCCATCAAGCTGGATCTCGAATGGGTTGTATCTTTTATTTAGGAATTCCAGGCCGGTTACACAGGCAACCAACATTCGTCGTGAAAAACGAATAGACTGCTCTACATCAATGCTATATGTAATTCTTCTTACTTCGGAACGCAAATCATCGACATTAGAGTATGCGTTGAGTCGCTTATTTACATTAAATCCCTTCTTCTCAAGCCGAGCTAATTTATTAAGAAGATCAGTTTTCTCTTCCTCGACTGATGTGTACCCCTTCGTTGGCTGCTCGGAATCTTCCCCTCCGCCGCGCATTGGTTCGTCGTCATCAAAAAATGTGGGTTCATCTTCGCCGTAATCCACCTCTTCGTCTTCTTGTGTATGCACTGGTGCAGTTTGTTTGTTTGGATTTACAAATGCATCCATGGGTTCTTGTGGTTGTTGTGGTCTGGGACGCTTTGGGTCAACGGGACGACGCACAGGCTGAGGTTTCGGAACTGATATTTCAATTTCTTCCATCAGGGCCTGTTCATCGGCGTCCAATTTCATCACAGTATTACCACCTCGACTAATGACAATTTCTTCGTCCATCTACTCTCTAATGGGAAACTATTAAATTACCTTTAACGCACTTTAGAAAAAATATATATATAATATAAATGTTCAAGTTCAATCGAACAAACCGTAATGCTATTACAACCATCGTTGTCATCCTGGCAATCATCCTCGTACTTTCTGCGACCAAGAGTGCGTACAGCCCCAGACCAATCACCATCAAGGCCAAGACTGAAAAGTCCATCTTCGGTCTCGATAATAAATTGGAATGTGCGCCCGGTCAGGGCAAGAAGGGTAGTGCTTATACTAAGGGTTTGACCCCGGGTGGACTTTGTGGTGCACAAAAGCTCGTTGATGATTATGCCAGTTATGATATTGAAGATGGAATTGGTGGATCTTTAATCTAAGCTAATATAAAATGGCGTTGATTACTTCACCCACTGGGGTTCCAGATCTCAGTTCAGAATATCACACTATAACCATAGATTCTGTTGGACAAGCAAGTGCCAACACTTTTACATGCCACCTTGACCAGCCTATCCGAAATGTGGTTCAGGCAAGGTTATTGGCAGCCAGTATTCACTCACAAGTGAGTACTGAACAATGTTATATTTCTATTGAAGAACTTGATACGAACTTCAATGACCGTGCATCAAATATTCTCGGGGGTCAATCTGAGATGACAGTTGTTCGCAATTCATTTGCGAGTCTGATAGTTAATGAGACTTCCCACACTGGTGGTGCTGATTCTCTCATTTCCTTTAAGGATGCAGATTATCCAATCGTGACTCAATACATTGACCCAATTCGTAGCATTGATCGTTTCAAGGTTACGATTCGCGACCAAGATGGAAATACCATCAAGAATCCTGCTACCTCAGCCAATAACTTTTTAGTTATTCGCTTTGTGTGTAGAAAACCAAACTTGTAATTTTCTTATATTAAAGTAGTATACAATGTCTTCGGGTATTGTTCAATTAGTGTGTATCGGTGCTCAGGATGAACATATCGTTGGTGATCCTGAGATATCATTTTTTAATTCGACTTTCAAGAGACATTCGAATTTTTCCCAATCTATTGAAAAACAAACTATACACGGTGCTGTCAAAAACAATTCACTCTCAACGATACGCATAGAGAGAAGCGGTGATTTGCTGGGATATACGTATTTTGTAATTGATAACGGATCCAGAGCCGTTGATACAAACGCATGGGAGGATTTAATTGAAAGTGTCCAGTTGGTTATCGGTGGTCAAATTATTGATGAACAGGATTCGTCTTTCTGTGAAAATATTGCAGTTGATATGTTGGCACAAAATGTTTCAAAGAGTTCAATTGGTCCACACCCCGGTGGAAGTACTTCAAACTCATTCTTCTTCCCACTTCGGTTCTTTTTCTGTGAAGGTGCACAATCCGCAATTCCGTTATTGGCTCTTCAATATCATGATGTCGAATTGCGCATTCGTTGGGGGTCAGCTGCTGCGTCACACAATTGGGAATGTTACTCAAACTATTATTACTTAGACAACGAGGAGCGTGGTAATATGGCATCAAGGTCCCGCGATATGCTGATTTACCAAGTTCAGAAGAACATTGGTTCTGCTGAACATATCCAAAGTCTCAATTTTAACCATCCAGTGAAATTCATTGCGAGTTCAAATAACACCGGGTCAAGTCCTCTTGCATCAGAAACAAATAGAATCAAACTCAGTATAAACGGAGTTGATCTAACCGCGTATAGGTGGTCAAGGCCGCATTTTATGGATGTTTCGCAGTATTATCACACAAACTTCGTAACGAGTCCGGATATTTTCATGCACCCATTCTGTTTGACAACGAGCCTACATCAACCAACCGGGTCACTAAATTTTAGTCGCATCGAAAATGCAAAAATACATAGTGAAACTGAAATATTAAATGATACAATTTATGCCGTAAATTACAACATTCTCAGAATTGAGAATGGAATGGCCGGCCTTATATACGCAAATTAAAATCGAATAATATATAAATGGTGAAAGACACTGGTGTGACTCAACCCACAGACAAAATACGTCTAGGACGGTTCACTGGATGTGCACAACCACATAATTCGATTGTCCTCAATGCAACATATGCAAAGATTGACAACATTGAAAATAGCGGACTTTATGTGACACCCATTAGGAATGCAGCAGCCCCCAACTTGCTCGCATATGACCCGGCGACGAAAGAAATCGTAGAGACGGGTGGTCATAAAATTAAAATACCATCCCTAGAGGTGGAAAATCTCGATGTTGTGAATTCAAGAACAGTTGAAAATTATTATACAAGTAATCCAGTTTTCGAAATTGCGAAAGGAAATACTAAAAATGATGTAGATGTTGGAATTGTTATGCGTCGTCGCGGTGGTGACGTTAAGATTCAATTTTCAGAAAAGAATAATTGTTTGGCGATAAACAAAGATACAGATGTGAAAGGTACTGTAAAGGCTAAGATATTCGAGGGAGATGCAGGTCTTCTTTCAAATATTCAAATTAACCAGGAAATCCCCGATACATATGAAAATCTAACCGTGACTAAAAGTCTTAATGCAGATGGAAGTCTTCTTTCGAACATATCTATTAAACAACTAAATGATTTGGAAAATGCGACACTTAATCTAGAATCCCTATATACACAGGGATCTATACATTCATCTAGAGCCATTGTATCTAGTTCAAAGGTAGTGGCACCCATCTTTCAAGGGGATGGTACACATCTCCAAGGTGTAGCTCTTAAGGAAGATCTGGAATCGAACGCGTCCCGCATCGAAAATATTGAAGTCATGGTCCCAGAATTGAAAACCACAACAGATTCATTATTACAAAGAACGAAATCATTATATAAAATAGACTTATTTGAAACTAATTTATCCAATGTCGCAAATAATGTTGAAAATTTATCATATTTACCGACTCGCATTGGGGATGTTGAACAAAAACTAAAAAAGTTTACCAACACCGATAAAAAATTTACAGAAGTCAATAAAAAAATAAAACTTATTGGCGATTCTATCCCAAATGTTTCGCAATTGAGACTAGACGTTTTTCATCTAAATGAGCAAGTTCCAATAATTAAAAAACTTGAAGATGACATAAAAGATATCAAACCAATTAAAGATCAACTATCATCAACTTTTACACATTTCAAGAACGTTTCAAAGGAACTGGAAATGCTTCCCACGTTAGATACAAGAATTCAAAATGTAGAAGAAAAATGTGTATTTAAAGATGATTTGGGTGATATACAAGATGTAGTTAAGAATATCGCAATAAATA